ACTTCTTCAACTGCGCGGCATCGTCCCGCCAGTCGTTACCCCGCTTACCGCGGACCACGAACTCGATCTGCCCACCCTTCGCACGCACATCGACTACATGCTCGCGAAGGGCGTTCACGGCATCTTGAAGCACTAGACGGTATGCCCGTCTTCTGGTATCCTGCCTGTTCAGGAGGGTATCGCCATGAAAATTGGCTTCAGCTACTTGCGCTTCTCGAAGCCCGAACAAGCCAAGGGCGACAGCATCCGGCGGCAGACCGAACTGCTTTCAAGCTGGCTGGCACGCAACCAAGTCACGCTAGACACCAGCGTCACGCTGCAAGACCTGGGCGTCTCTGCCTTCACCGGGCTGCACATCTCCAACCCCGACCGCTACGCACTGGCTGCCTTCCTCGAAATGGTGCAGACCGGGCGGGTTTCCAAGGACAGCTATTTGATAATCGAAAACCTCGACCGGCTATCCCGCCAGCACGCGCGACCCGCCTTGATGCTCTTCCTGGGCTTACTGGAAGCCGGAATCAACGTCGTCACCCTCGACCCGGAACACGTCTACGGGCACGACGACACCGACGAATTTTCCATCATGATGGCGTTGTCCGAACTCAGGCGCGGGCACGGCGAGAGCCTTCGGAAGAGCAAGACCGTGGGGGCTGCTTGGCGACAGAAGAAGGAGAAGGCGAAGACCAAGCCGGTAACTGCCATGTGCCCCTTCTGGCTAGAACTGTCCGGTGACGCCAAAGACGACGTGCGCACCTTCAGCAAGATCGAAGACCGGGTGAAGATCATTCAGCGCATCTTCCGCGAGTGCATCGACGGGTTGGGCGTTGGTGCCATCTGCCGAAAGCTGAACGTGGAGAAGGTTCCCACGTTCAGAGGCAAGCACTGGCAGAAGTCTTCGGTGGCACGCATCCTGAGCAACCGCGCCGTTGTGGGCGAGTATCAGCCGTGCGTTGGCAGCAAGATCAGGAAGCCCGTGGGCGAACCGATCAAGGGCTATTACCCCAGCATCATTAGCAGCACCGTATACGACCAAGCACAGCAAGCACTAAAGGGCAGGAAGCGAACCGGCGGACGTGAACGCACAAAAGCCACCAACCTCTTCACCAGCTTGCTATTCGACGGCGAAGACGGCACGAAATGGAATGTCGAGAACAAGGGGGCGAAGAACAGCAAGCAAGGTGGTATCGTCCTGAGTAACACCGAAGCGCAACTCAGGGGCGACACGGAAAGGAAGTCTTTCCCTTACGACCTCTTCGAGCAGGCCATTTTGGTGTCACTCCGAGAGATCACGGCGGCAGACCTCGCAACGGGCAAGCAGAAGGTGGAAGCAACACGGCTGACTGAGATCGGCGTCAGGATAGGTGATGTCACGCAGCGCATCACGGACATCACGAAAGAACTGGAAACCAACCCGGACATCAGCGGCTTGGTGGTGGTGCTGGGCAACCTCGAAAAGACCAAGAAGGCGTTGGTGGCGGAATACGAAGACGTGAAGCGGACGCTGGCAACTCCCACTGCTGACGGTGCGGAGCAGGTGCGGGGGCTGGTGGAGATGCTAGAGCAAGCTGGCGACAACAAGACCCAGGTGCGGCAGAAGCTGAGGGCGAAGATTGCGGCTGTGGTTGACCGTATCACCATCGGCTACGTCAGCAAGGGCAAGCGGCAGCCAAGATCAATCACAGCCAGCATCAGCTTCAAGAACGTGACCTACAAGCGTGTTGTTCGTTTCGACTACGCACCCAGAGGCACCATCGGAGTGAAGATGACAGGGGGACAGAGGAAGAAGCCGAAGGTGCGAAGCTACAGCAACGAACCGGGAACCTCGACTACTTCCCGGAAGCCCACCGCTTGATTTCGTCGTCAGTCTCCATCCGCTGATATCTGTCTCGCAGCTTGCGGTTGATATCGTCGTGCCTTGCTTGGTGGCACTCTCTACAGCAACAAACCAAATCGGACATCTTTTCGCACCACAAGCTGTAGTAGTGGAGGTGATGGACTTCGAGTGCGATGTCTTTCGCACCGCAATCTTCGCAGCGAAATTCGGCGTGCAGTTTCTTCAGAAAAGACGTGTGTCGCCAGTGGTCACTTCGGAGGTAATTAGAGTATTCGCCTTTGTGCACTAGGTTCCTTTCGGCTTCGGGAATCTCAGCCTTTCGGAACTATGTAGCGACGAGCGTGAAAAATTGTTGCGGAAATAAAAAAAAGAGATTAGAACCACTATGTAAGGTAAACCAACCAACTGGAGTGCAAAATATGGACCGTGTATTTACAATCGCTGATATCGCAAGATCGATCTATATGCTTCCGCAGACGCTGAAGTACAAAGTGGATCGCGAATTAGGCAACGAAGTGGGCGCAAAGAAGGGGCGGCAGACCGTTTACACCGTGGACGATGTGCGAACTATCTTAGAATACCTGCGAGTCGGGGCACAGAACAAAGTTGACTATATCAATATGGCACTAACAAAGCTTGAAGGCGTACCCTCGTTGTAATAACGAGAACAACACCTGGGATACGAGAACAGCCCGTAGCGCGTTGCTACGGGCTGCCCCATCACCCCCTGTCAGGAGGGCGATTCTAACACCATCAAAAACGGCTGAAGCCGAAAGGTAAGATATGTATACTTCATATGACGGATTATTGCAACTCGAAGATGAGAACATCAATCACCACAACGTAGACACGTCCGAAATCGAAGCGATGTTTGGGGTGAAGGCGGTAACGCCCAGCGAAATCACACCAGAGCAAGCTGCGATCCTCGATTCGCTCGAAGACCCGGATGAGCCAGAAGACCCGAAAACAAAGCCCATTCCGGTAAGCGAAGAACTGGCTAATCACATGGTTGGCAGTCTATTGACTGACAGCAAGTTTCTCGCAGAAGCCTCTGCACACCTGCGCAAAGAGATATTCATCGATACCGCGCTGGGATTCTTCGCAGTATCAGCTAAGCAATGGCGAGAGTACGACACAAAGAGTGCCCCACCAAGGTTTTATATCGAGGAGTGCATAAGGCTAAAGATCAACTTAAAGCCGGACGCAAAATCAGAAGAGAGGGAATATGCAGAGAAGCAGCGTACAGCATTGATGAACGTGTACGAAAAGCTGGTGACGACTACGAAGCCAGAACACGTTGCCTACTGCCGAAGTAAACTGATGCGGTTCGTAAGTGATCAGCAGGCTTATGTTGCCATGAAAGAGTTTTTCTCAGACCGAGAAAAAGGGAAAGAAGACGCGCTTGACGTATTGCTGAGCAGCCTCGCGGCAGCAAAGGGTATCAGCACCTGTAGTCTGTCCACAGCAATCCTGACAGCCGACGAATTCGAGGATCGTGCCAACAACGAAACAAACACTTGGATTATTCGAGACGCCATGCACGACCAAACGCTAACCATCTTCAGCGGCAAGCCATTTTGCGGCAAAACCTACGCAGTGCGTATGATGATTGCCAAACTCATTGAGGGTAAACCGTTCTTCAACTGGGAGACAGCGCAAACACCAGTGCTGTACATCAACGCAGACCGCAACCGCCTAAGAAAAACGAGGGACGAAATCAAACGCAACCTATCGCCAGAAGGTGCGGAGTTGTTTCGTAAGCAGTTTTTCGCAGCCGACATGGAAGTTATGCCGGACAAGTTCGACGTAGCAACACTTGAGTCACTTGCCAACCAGACAACCGAGATGCTGAAAGCGAACGGGTCTTGGCAAGGGCGGTTGCTGGTGATTATCGACACCTTCCGTGCGGCGTTTCTCTGCGGTGCCGAGCAGGGCGCGGAGTCTGACTCGGCGGCAATGGTGACACTGCTGAAGCCTTTGAAAGCGTTGGTCAAGAAGCTGGGTGTGTGCTTCTTGGTGATCCACCACGACCCTAAGCACTCGACTGGCGCGGCAGGATCGGGAGCGATACCGGGGACGACCGATCAAGTTTGGGGGTATACCCGCGAAAAGGGCAGTCAAATTGCCGAATTCAGCCTGATGACACGCGACGGCGATTACCCAAGCTTTAAGGTTGCAAGGGATGATGCCGGGTTCCTGTCAGTAGTCGATGACTCCGAAATCGACCTCTTGAAGCTGGCAGAGAAGACAGAAACCAAAGAAACCGAAATCCTTGAAACCTGTAGTGCAGTACCGTTCGGGGAAGCAAACGCTATCGACAAGTTTGTCATCCAGAAGAGACTGTACGGCGATCCTGCAATCAAAAGCATCGACACAGTGGTGCGCAGGCTGCGAGACGCTGAGCGACCCGGCAAAATCCCACGTTTGGAAAAGGTGGGCAAAGGTAGCAAAGCCGATCCGTACAGGTGGTTCAGGGTTGGCTAAACATTCTCCGCAGCAAACCGATATTCTCCGCAAAACGGTTTGCTGCGGAGAATATCGGTAACAATTATTCTCCGCAAAATTCTCCGCAGCACCTAAGGAAAACAGGTTGCTGCGGAGAATCCTGAGCAGGAATTATTAATTATTCTCCGCAAAACGGGGAAACGATATATTCCGCAGAAAAAAGGGGGGTAGCTAGTTAGCAACTGCGTAAAGCTTGTTGCTAACGTAGCACCCTAACCCCGGAGACAAGATGCATAGTAAGCAAACCATTTGCGGAGAATGTTTCCACCCTCGATAAACAGGACTTGCGTTTTAATTACAAAAAATGGAGGATTGAGTTATGACAATTTCAGCTACTGAACACAAAGCATACGGCAGCCTGCTGCACAAGCTTCGCAGCCAACTTGCAACAGCTAAGCCGTACACACATCAACTCAAGGAACTGCTGAGAGTTGTTGACAGCTTACGCTCCGACCTCGAAGAAGTGATGTTTGAATCTGGTGTATCACAAGACAACACGGTTTACTATCCGGGAACACCACTGCCGAAAACAGTAGTTAGGGCTTATAACATTGTGCAGTTTCTTGAAAAATGCGAACATGACTTACAGCAACGGCTTGCGATAAAGAAATGGGGACGCTGGCAGTACGAAGAAGGGACCGACCACGAATCAGGCGAAGCCTACCGGGTGCTGAACTTGATTGACAACGGCACAGCGTACCAGATCGATCTAGCAACAGCCAAGACGCCAATCGAACGCCACAACTGGCTATGGCACTTGTGGGAAAAGGAGTGGATCACTGGTGACGACATCCGCAACTTGATGCAGGCGTTTGCTGACCTGTTCAATGATGGCAGTTCAGACCACATTTTTCGCTGATTCACCGCTGCGTACACTCAGCGGTGTGCGGTTTTTGATGCTCCTGCACTACCTATGTGCATGGACAGACTCGAAGCCGAGATGCGGTTTTATCACAACTGCTTCACGCTGGCGAAGTGCTATCACCTTGATGACGACACAGCAGCGAACGAAGCCAAGGGCTGTTTGAACTTTTATGTGCAGCAGTGCGAGCAAGGGCACGATCCCAAAGACGTTGCAGGTACCATCTACGAAGAGTTCGATGAATACCTGAAATCGTGGTGATGCTGCCTAGATACTTGCATGTTGTTAGAGAAGATCGTTTACCAACTGCTGTCATCAGACACCACGCTTGTAACGCTGGTGGGAGATCGTATCAACCCCAGCCAGCCGCACATCAACAGTGACCTCGCATACTTGACGTACATGGTTAGCAGTACACCACAGCCCGCGAGTACGGACGGCGTGTGTGCGCTCGAACAAGCCACGCTGACGGTAGATGTCTGGGCACTGAACTCAAGCCCGCTGTATGACATCCTCGAAGCGTTGAAGGCGTTGTTGCACGGACACCGCGACACGGGCGACGGCATCCACTTCATGAAGCTGGACAGCCACAGCACCGACCGACAGACGGACGGCTACCACGGTGTTCAGGTTTATTCGTGCTGGTGGACCGACGCGGACTTTGCGTGAACATACCAAGCACTGGTGGGGCATACCCGCATCAAGTGTTGGAGGCAATTGCGCCGAGACGCACCGCTTCCGACGCTGAGACGGTTTTAACTTTTCAGTAAGGCATGACAGCGTTTGTTTTTAGCCTGTTCGGAAAGCGGAATCCAACGACAATTGCTTGGTTCGTAATCTCCGAACGGGTTGATGCGGTCGATGGTGAGCGTGTCATCATACCCGTTTGCGCTCGCCCAAGTTGCAAACGGTTCCGGCTCAAACCATTCGGCACAAATGCTAACGCCCTTTGCGCCGTACCATCTGAATGCAGGGCAGTTTGGATCGTAGCAGCGACGGTGCATGTGGTTCCAAATGTTGTAGACGCGAGTGGCACCAAGCCCATGCGTCGGCTTCATTCTGTTCTCAACCTCCAAGCAGCCGCACGACCTCTTGCGCCCCAGCTTCAACTTGTCCTGTGACGCGATTGCGAATCCGCCACAGTAGCAAAGACACGGGTAGTAATAGCGGTTCTGTTTGTTCTGTGGTTCGTGGATAACGACAGCATCACCGATGACGGTAAGGAACCCGAACTCAGTGCCGAATGGGATAGGTGTATGTTTCATTGAAACGAGTTTAATAAAGATCGACACTATAATCAATAGATACCATGATGAGATGCCCAAAGACATTAACAGCAGAAGCCAAAGATTTCTTCAAGAAACACGCGCCAAGGTGTGAAGCGGAAGGCACGTTGACGGAAGGCACGTTTGATGCGTTCGTCCTTCTCTGCCGGACCTACCAGCTTCTTGCAACACTCGACCCGTTGGAAGACCCGCGAACCGGAATCATGAAGTGGGTTGCGTTGTGCAAGAACTTCGAGCGGCAAGGCATCCCGTTCGGCATCACGGCGAAGAAGAAGTCAGAGAAGCCGAAAGACCTCGCAGCCATCATTAGGGATTTGTGATGCCAAAGAAGATGTCAAAGGCGAAGCCGTTGGGTGATACGACCTCGACAAGACCACCGAAGCTATCAGCGGCAGCCCGTGGATATGACGCACGGCACCGAGCTTTGAGACTTGAGCTTTTAGCCAATACGCCTTTTTGTTGCTGTCCTGGGTGTGGTGCTGGTTGCTGTGAAGGCAGAGCATGGGCAACGGATGCGGACCACTTGAGGTATCCCGCCCTCAGTGTTGAAGACTACCAAGCACTTTGCAGCAGGTGCCACGATAACAAAACCAGAGGAAGATGAAATCAGAACCACCAGCCTGGGCAGTCAGGACTGAAGCCGACAAGCGTGCTATCACTGAGGGCTGCTATTGGGACGCGCACCAAGCAGACAAGATTGTTACCTTCACCAACCGCTTCTTCAAAAGCCAGTTCGCCACCAACTTCAAGCTGACCGAAGCACAAGCACAAGCACTACAGCAGTTGCACGGCTGGCGTCTGCCCAACGGCAACCGACGTTTCCGCACAGCCAACTTGCACGTTCCCAAGAAATCATTCGGCAAGACCATGCTGGTTGCTGCCTTGGTCTTCTTCGAGCTATACGCCAGTGGCGAACCCAGCAGCTTCGTTTGCAGTGCAGCAGCATCAATAGCCAACGCTGCCCAAGTCTTTGATGAAGTCAGGTACAGCATCGAACGAAGCCCATTTGCAGCCTTCTCGAAGATCAAGCGGCACGTCAAAGAGATCGAAGTAGCAGACCTGAACGCCAGATACCGAAGCGTAGCAAGCGACGGCAAAAGACTTCACGGCTTCAATTGCTCACTGTGCATCATGGACGAAGGGCACGTCATTCCCGCAGAACTCTGGCACAGCTTGCGTTACTCGACAGCAGCCAGACCGAACGGCTTGGTGGTGGTAATCAGCACGGCAGGTGACAACCAAAGCCACTGGTATCACGGTATCTACACCAAAAGCAAGCGCGTCATCGGTGGCGAAGACCTCGACATCACGCATTTTTGCTTGGTGTACGAAGCTGATGGCGACCCTGAAGACCCAGCCCAATGGCGGAAAGCCAACCCGTTGCTTGGCAGCCCGTGGTGTCCAGCAGATACCTTTGCCCGTGACCTCGAAGCGGCGAAGAGTGCAGGGCTTGGCGAATGGCTGAATTTCCTGCGTCTCAGGCTGAACAAGTGGGTAGCTGCTGACGAACTGGTTTACTTCAACGTAAGCAGCTTCGACAGCTACAAGCAGCAGCCCAGCGAAGACCAGCTTGCCAAAGCACCGGCTGCTATTGGCGTGGACATCTCCGAGGTAGGCGACCCGTCAAGCATCAGCATCAGCTTCGACCTGGGGGACAACCGCAGCTTCGTGCGCAGTTGGGCGTGGGTCTGCGAGCGACAGCACTACGAACGTGAAAAGGGCTTGCTGCGAAGCTTCCGCGACTTCCCAGAGATCACCATCACTAAGGGCGACATGCTAGACGAGCGTGCCATCCTCAAGCACCTTGTTGACCTCTGCAAACGGTATCGGGTTTCCGTGGTCAACTTCGACCCACGATCAGCTTACGTTTTGGCAAACCGCCTGAGCGAAGAAGGTGTCAAGTGCGAGCGTGTACCACCATCACCACGCTACTTCAACCCGGCAATGGTGGAGTTCCGCAAGGCACTCGAAGAGGGACGCATCAAGCACGATGGGAGCAGTTGGCTGAAGTTCTGCTTGGCGAACGTGCGAGTGCAGGTTAACAAGTACGACGAAGTTTACCCTGTCAGGAAGAAGTCAGTGGACAAGATTGACGGTGCAATATCAACGCTGCTGGCGTACCTGGGATTGCTGAGCAACAAGGGGAATGCTGTCCAAGACGGAATAGTTTTAGTGTGAACACCACTAGATAAGTGCATGCTGAATTACTTGAGACGCCAATTTGATAAGCTGCGAACGCGCTGGTATCCGCTGTCAAGCATCCCGGAAGGCTGGTTTTTCGGTCGCAGAGACGCAAGACCCGTCACCAGCACCGATGACGCATTGACCCTATCACCAGTTTATGCTGCTCTGAGATGGTATCAGACCACGCTGAGCAGCTTGCCACTGACCACCTACCGCGACCTTGGCGACCACGGACGTGAAGAAGCCACAGCACACGCTGCCTTCAATATCTTGAACTACAAGCCCAACCCGGCACAGACTCGCAACACCTTGATGCAGATTGTTGCCCGTGAACTCTTCTTGCATGGCGAAGCATTCTGCCAGTTGCGTTGGCGCGGCAATCACCAGCTATTTGGCATCTATCCCATCCCGCACGGCAGAGTTCGTGAAGTGGTGGTAGACGACGAATGGAACAAGCTGTATGTGGTCCAGACCTCGCAGCACGAAGTTGAGGTCATCGAAGATCAGGACATGTTGCATGTTGTTGCTTTGCCCGATGCAGACGGCATCCGAGGTTGTAGCTTCCTCAAGTACGCTGCTGACAACCTGGGACTGCACAAGCAAGTTCAGGACTCAGCAACCAGCTACTACCGAAACGCTGCCAAGCCCAGCGGTTACTTGAAGTACCAAGGACGAATCACCCCGGAAACCATCAACAGTATCAGGGAGAACTTCAAGAAGCAGTATCAGGGAGTGAACAACGCTGGTGAAATCGCACTGTTGCAGGAAGGTGGCGAGTTCGTTGCTTTGCCCGGAAGCAGTGCCGAAGACGCGCAGATCATTCAAGCCCTTGGTGCTGGTGTTGGTGACGTTGGGCGTTGGACCGGCGTAAGCAGCATGTTACTAGGTGACTACGCTGCTGCGAAGTACGGATCATTGGCAGCCGAGAACCAAGCGGCTTACCAGAAGTCATTGCGTTGGATGCTGGAAGCGATTGAAGCCGAAGTGAACTGCAAGGTATTCGGTGTTGGTTCAGGCTTCTGGGCAGAGTTCGACACCAAGGACATCTTGCGTGGTGACCCGCTGTTGCAAGCCCAGGTGCATCAGACCTACCTGACCAGTGGCGTCTTGCTGCGAAACGAAGTGCGTGATGACTTGCACCTGCCAAGGCTGCCAGACCTCGACACGCCACTAGCACCGCTGAACCAAGGACAGGTGACAGCAGTGCCAACGACACCTGAGCAGTTGCCACCAGCACAGCCACCCACGGAAGGAGCAGCATGAACCAACACCAGAGAAGCAACCGAGTTCGCCCAGAGATCAAGGATTCCCGCAGACTCTGCTGGTATGCCTGTCTCTTCGATCAGCCAGCCGAGATCACCGAGCGTGACAAAAACGGTCAGCTTGTCACCTACACCGAGATCATCCGCCCCGGAGCGTTCACGCGCACCCTGAGCGAAGACCACGCGGTTGTTGGCAACATCGACCACGACAACGGCAGCAGCTTCGCCACCACCACTGACGGCACGCTGCTATTGCAGGAAGACCCGAAGGGGTTGTTTGCGTCTTGCTGGATTCCAGAGGGCGAAGCTGGTGACGCAGTCATTCAGCGTGTCTTGTCCGGCGAACTAGACGGCAGCAGCTTCCGCTTCGGCAGCGTGAAGAGCAGAAGCAACGGCGGCACGGTGGAACGTCTCGAAGTCACCCTTGCGGATGTCTGCTTGACTGCAAACCCGGCATATCCGCAGACGCATGGCGAAGTTCATCTCAGAAGCAAAGACAGAACGGCGGCACTCTTGTCGAGATACCGCCTAATGAAAATCAAAGCGCGGATGCGAAAATCGTAACCGTGACCACTAGATACAACCGTTAGCTAACAACCAAAGGAGTTTGATGAAAAGAGCGACCCCAGAAGAAGTGCAAGCCCAGCTTGACGCACTCGTAGCAGAGGCTGATGCATTGCAGCAGAAAGCGAACAGCGAAGAAGGATTGACCCCGGAAGAGCAAGCACATCTTGACGAGTTGCTTGGTCAGATCGAATCACTTCAAGCAGACTTGGCAGCCGCAAGCGCACAGCAGCGGTTCGCCAAATTGAAGGAACGCATGGCAGCCCCGACCGCGCCAGCGGTGAAGGTTGCTGCGACCCCGAAGAACAACAGCAAGGACTTCGGCGAAGGTCTGCGTTACTGGTTGCTGAGCAACACCGCTGATGCCGACCTGAGCAGCACCGCACACTTCCGCACGAAAGAGAACGGCTTCCAGCTTGGTAGCAAGTCTGCACGCATCCCTTGCGATTACCGCAACCTTGCGTTCAAGAACCGTACCGTGCTGACCAAGGGCGGCGCGAACACTGGTGCTGATTACGTCTACAAGACTTACTCAGACAAGGTAGTTGAATACCTCACCTACTTCAGCCCGATTGTTGGTGTTGTTGGTAGCGAGACGACCAGCGATGGAAACATCCGCACCTACTTCAAGGTTGACGACGAGGGAATGATTTCGACCTACTTGACCGCATCCGGCGGCACCGAAAGCAGCCCGACTATCAACGAAACCAACATCGCAACGGCAGCCGTAGACCTCGCTTGCTTCGACATCACCAGCGGTTACCAGAAGGTCAGCTTCCAAGAACTGCGTGACGCACACGCCAGCGTGAACTTGGTGGACAAGATCGCAAAGGCGAACAGCAACAGCCACGCACGCAAGATCGAGAACGACATCATCAACGGCACTGGCAACGGCACCACTGGTGTGCAGGGCTTGATGGCTGTTGACAACGCACTGCCTTCAGTTGCGTCTGCCAGCTTCGGCTTGGATGACCTCGAAGACCTGTATTACAGCGTTCCGCAGCAGTATCGTGGTCCGGCTTGCTGGCTGGTGAACGACGCAACCGCCAAGGTTCTGCGTCAGGAATTGAAGGACACCACGGGCAGAAGCCTCTTCGACCGCAACGTTGTGGATGGTGTCGAGTGGGATACGATGCTGGGCAAGCGTTTCTACGTCTCCGAGTACATGGACGATGATGTCATCCTGTTCTTCAACCCGGAATTCTACATGTTGAGAACTGTTGAAGGTCAAATCTTCCAGCAGTTCACTGAGAAGTTCTTCCCACACTCCGCATGGGCTGGCATAATGTCCTTCGGTGGCGCGTGGTTGGGACCGACCGGCGCGAACGGTGCTATCCACAGCTTGACCATCACCAGCTAAGCAACTGCAAGGCTGTAACAATAGCAACCTCTGGCGAAAGCTGGGGGTTGTTTCATTTCTATCACCTTCAACACTAAATACATGTGCAATGAATTACTCAATCACGATCACGACACCGGCGGCAGACCTCGACCTGACAGAAGAGCTAAAATCGCATCTCAGGTTGAACAACGGCAACAGCGAAGATGCCGAACTCGCACGCTTCGTGTCCAGTGCGGCTGCACTCTTCGAGCATGAAACCAACCGCACTTTGCTGCCCACGACCTTCAAGCAGTGGTTTCCGAAGTGGTCATATCAACCCCTCGAACTCGCACGGGCAAGCGTTATCAGCGTTGAAGAAGTAGGCTACTACGACCAAGACGACAACGCCCAGGTGCTTGACCATTACCATGCGACTACGGCACCAGAGGGATACCGTACAGACCTGACTGGCGTGCCCGGACTGGTCTACTTGCCCAACCTCGCAGCCCCAGCCCTGTCACTGTTGCGGCAGCGTCCGGTGTATGTGGAGTTCGTAGCGGGCACATGGGCGAACCAAGCAGCAATCGCACCTGACGTGGTTCTCGCAATTCTGTTGCTTGCAGGACACCTTTACAACAACAGAGAAAGTCACACAGAACTAACACTCACCGAGTTGCCAATGGGCTTCAAGCGTGTGTGCAACAAGTACCTCAGTGGTATTGGGGGTATGTGATGGGAAGACCAGCAGGAAACTACAACGTCAGGCTTACTTGGCTTCGTGGCACGCGCACCAAGGACACCGAAACGGGCGAAATGGTGCTGACGCACGAAGAGAACGGCAGCCTTTGGGGTTCCATCGAGATCACCAACGGGCGGAAGGCGACAGAGTACGGCGCGGAATTCACAGGTGGTGATGGTGAGATTCGCCTACGCAACTACCCGGCTGTTGTGGTCGATGACTTGCTGCGCGACAGCTACGGAGTCACCTACCACATTGAAGACATCATCGAGGGTGACAACGAGTTGATTCTAACGGTTTACTACAACGATACGCTCGAAGACTTCACGGAGGAAGCATGATCGACGCACGGATGCAATGGAGAGTTGACCCCGAAATCAGCTTCGTCAACCTGAACAACGGCATCAAAAACAAAGCCCTTCGCATTGCCCTCAGTGCTGGTGCAAGCCCCATCAAGAGTGCGATTGTCAGCCAAGCACCGAGCGACACGGGCAACCTTAAGAAAGCCCAGAAGATCAAAATCAAGAGCTATCGGGGCGGTTCGCTGTGGGTTGCTGCCGTAGGTGCCAGCAGCAAATTCACACGCACCAAGGGCAAGGGCAAGAACAAGCGCAAGGTGCGCCCCGGACGTTATCAGGCACCACTGGACCGGGGCACGAAGGATATTAGCCCTCGCAACTTTATGTCGAGTGCCTACAAGTCGAGTGAACAACAGGCAGCCCAGGCGACTCTGCGAAAACTGTCTGAAGTCATTCGGCAGATAATTGCGTCCCAAGGCACTACATAAGAGCAGTCACCAACAACCACGGAGTTACATGAGTACAATAGGTGTTACAGCAAAATTGGAATACGAATCGGGCAGCGGTTGGGAACAAGTCGCAAACTGCAAGTCGATCAACTTCCCATCTACCAACGTCAGCAGCATCGATACCACCCACTTGGGGCTGACCGATTTTGCAATGACCTTCGCCCCAGGGATGGTAGACGCTGGCAGTATCACGTTCAGCGCATCGTTTTCGGAAAGTTCGTACACCGCGTTGCAAAGTTTGCTGCGCGAAGTCATCGGCTGGCGTGTTACTGGACCGCTAGACGAAGCGGCACTTGTCACCTGCGACGGCTTCTTGACCAAGTGTGATGTGGCGATGTCACCCAACGAAGAAGTCATGATCGAAGGTGAAATTAAGATGACCGGGCTTCCGGCGTAAGGAACCATATGAACCTGAAAGAACAGATTGCGGCAGCGAGTGACAGAAGAATGCAACCCCTCGAAGTACCGGAGTGGGGTTGCACCATCTGGTTGAAGGAACTCAGCGTTGGCGAGCGGATGAGGCTGTTCGACGTGATGGCGGACGACAGCAACAAAGACAAGCTGTTGTACGTCTACGCCATTCTCGCAACAGCAGCAGACGCGGACGGCAACAGGATCTTCACCACCGATGACTACGACCTCATTGCCAGCAAGCACGCTGACGTTGTGTTGCGATTGGGCAAGGCGTGCGCCGAGTTCAACAAGTTGGTGGGCACACCCGTTGAAGACGCAAAAAAAAACTCAGAGCCAGCCCAGAACGAGCAACCTTCTACAAGCTGTGCGAAGAACTGAAGTTGTCACCCAGCGAAGTACGGCAGTGGTCCACTGAAGACTACATCAGCATGATTGCAACGATGACGGCGCACGTCCAGAAGCCTCTGAAGTGGGATGAAGGCGGCAAGGGTGTGGTGCAGGGCTGGGCAATCGCACTGAAGAAACAACAGCAAAGGAAACTATGTCAAACACCGTCGCGTCAGGCGCAGTAGTTCTCACCCTCGATGCCAGCCAGTTAAACGCTGGTATGAAGAGGGCTGCGCAGAAAGCCAAGCAAGACGGCAAGACGGTGGGCAGCAACTTCA